CCACCGTTCATGCTGCCTCCGTGCAGTGTGAAGACCAGCACAAAGACACCACATTCGATGGCGAAGGCGAAATACTTACCGTTGATGACCTTGTGATACATGCTCCAAACACCAAGGAACATGATCAGGCCGTAGAACAACGGCATCATGTCAATGTGGGCTATCCCCATACGTGGCTCCTTGAAAGAGGGACAGAGGGCCGAAGCCCTCCGCTGTTAGCTGACGAACGGTGCACGCTCTACGTCGTACACATCCTTCACGATGCTGAAGAAGTTGCGCGATGCGGCGAGGTTGCGACCTACGGTGACAGCAAAGGTGGACGGTGCCTTGGCTGGTGCGGACTGAGCACGAAGGGCAGCAGCCTTGGCGCGGTAGTCAGCGATGGGATCGACGTTTGTATTGGTGGACTTGGTAGCCATGGTGAATCTCCTTGAGATAGATGTGAAAGGTAAGAACTACACAACCCGGAATCGAAACGCTGAGCTTGCGAAGCGTAAAAGGGACTCCTAAGTTTCTGGAACGGAAATCCGAATCCGAAGTGGGGTGGTGCTAAGCACGAGGTAGGGGAGGGCACTACGCCGTATAAATTCTGCGAAGTTTCGTAGCTCTATATGCCAAGTGCGTAGTCCGAGGTATTCCGTTCCGAAGTACCCCACCCCTTGTGGACTTTCACGAAACAGCCCATAATTTTTCAAAATTTTTCGGGGAAACCACATGCCAAAAGCATCACCCAACAAGTCCAGAGCGAAATCAGTGCTCACAGAGAAGCAAGATGTCTATGTCGAAGCCAGGATGGACGGGGCAAGCAAAACCCAAGCAGCAAAGATCGCTGGCTACAAACCTGGGGCTTCTGGAGTAGTGGAAAAAAGCGACGACGTTCGTGCAGCACTCTTACATGCTCGGTCAGAGTTATCGAGTGCAACGCAGATCAAACGAGCGGACGTGCTTGAAATGCTCACCGAGGCTTACGACATGGCAAAACTGGCTGCGGAACCGGCATCCATGATCGGAGCAGCACGCGAGATCGGGAAAATGCTGGGCTTCTACGAACCTGAAGTGATCAAGCTGCAGGTCAGCAGTGATCAGGCCAAGCTGCAGCGCAAGTTCGAAGTCATGACTGATGAGCAGCTGCTGGAGATCGCTGAAGGCAAGGCGCTGGTTGTTGAAGGCGAGTTCAAGAGGGTGTCATGAAGAAGATTCAATACAAGGAATGCACCCGCTGCGGGGCTAGTCGAGACATCAAGACGTTGGATGTCCAGGGAGTCTGCCCTTTCTGCCATGACAAACCGGCACCAGCTGATCCGCCACCAAAGAAGACGCGGCAAAAACGAAGCACGGCGGTCAAAGTCGCACCAGCCAAACAGGAAGAGGTGCGTCCAACACTCTCACGCTCTCCGTCAGACAGTCTTTCAGACGAAGTGCTGGCTCAGCCGTATGAAGCACCGAGTTTCGACAAGGTTCAGGCAGAGAAGCACCCGCAACAGGAGTTGGCGATGCGCCAACTATGCCGTCGTCGCCTGATGCCATTCATCAAACGCTTTCGTCCCAAGTACACGGCTGGCTGGGCACATGAGGACATCTGCAAGCGCCTGGAACGATTCATTGAAGCGGTGGAGCGAGGTGAGTCGCCACGGATGCTGATCATGTGCCCACCACGGTTCGGCAAGTCTGAGATTGGCTCTCGCCACTTCGCCCCTTGGGCCTTGGGTCGCCATCCCGATTGGGAAATCATCGCGGCCAGCCACACCAGTTCTCTGACACTTTCTTTTTCGAGGTACATCCGTGATCTTCTTCGTGACCCTGCTTACCACGCTGTGTTCACCGACACGAGACTTGATCCGCAGTCCCAGTCGGTTGAGAACTGGAACCTTACTGCTGGCGGTGGCTACCTTGCTGCTGGTGTTGGTACAGGTATTACTGGTCGCGGCGCACACATCCTCCTGCTCGATGACTTGGTAAAGGACATCGAGGCGGCGGACTCACCCACGATCACCGGCAACACCTGGGAGTGGTACGGCTCTACGGCCTACACCCGACTGGCTCCTGGCGGTGGGGTGCTTGGCATCATGACATGGTGGTCAGAAGCGGACTGGGCCGGTCAGATTCAAGCGGTGATGGCTACCGGCGAAGGGGATGTCTTCGAGATCGTGAAGTACCCGGCCATCAACGAGGATGGCAACGAGTACATCCTTGAGAAGATGCCTGGGCGACCCATCGTCCAGATTCCTCTGGGTCAAGAAGTACCCGAGGACGCCGTGCTAACTCGCCCGTACATGACGGCGATTCACCCAGCACGGTACGACACCGAGGCGATGCTGCGCATCAAGCGCAATCTGATCGCTACCGGGCAGAAGCGGGTATGGCAGGCCCTGTACCAGCAGAACCCTATTCCTGACGACGGTCTGTTCTTCACCAAAGAGATGTTTCAGTACTACCCAAGCCTGCCACCGCGTGAGCAGTGCCGGGTCTATCAGGCATGGGACTTCGCTATCACCGAGGACAAGGAAAGCGACTACACGGTGGGTTCGACGATCTGGCAGGACAGCTACGACAACCTCTACGTGGTGGACGTGCGGCGCTTCCGATCATCGGACTCCGGGTACATCGTGGACACCATGCTCGACTATGCCCGTGAGTACGGCGCTGACTTGCTTGGGTTCGAAGATGGGCAAATCTGGAAGACGATGGAGTCCCAGTTCACCAAGCGCTGCGCAGAGCTTCACTACTACCCCAGCTACGAAGTCCTGAAACCTCTGACTGACAAGATGGTGCGTGCCCATCCTCTGCGGGGTCGTATGCAAGCAGGGAAGGTGTTCTTTGGCAAGAACGAACCCTGGTTCACGAACCTCTTCAACGAAATGACCCGGTTCCCAGCTGGTAAGCACGACGACCAGATCGACTCCCTGGCATGGACGGTGCGCTTGACCCTTGGTCAGACACCACCTCGTCTGCCCGACAGGACGCCCAGGACGAAGAGTTGGAAGGACAAGTTATCCATCACTGGAGGACGTGGCGCGAGCCACATGGCAGCATGAAGATCATCAGCGGGAACATCAATCGCCTTACAGCTAGTGCTATTGGGTTGGGAGTGGCCTTCTTGAAAAAGAAGAAGAAGTACGTCGCTTCGATGGGTGGTGCAGCGGACGTAATGCTCCGTGTCGATCCGAAGGACAACAAGGTCGAGGTGCAAAGCAACTCGTATCAGGTGCTGATGGATTCCGAAGGGCCGTTGAACACTGGGACGCTGGGGTCTCAACTTGGTTTGGTACGCGGAGGGGTCATCTTCCTACCTGGGGTGAATAAAACGGTGATGAGTGTCATCAATGAGGATGGAAGTTTTTCTGGTCGAGTGCTAGACCCGGAGACAAATCGCCCTTTGAATGCGTATGACACATTTCCACCTGGGATTTACTTTGTGAATAAGAATCTCGGGTACAGCGTGCAGGGTGATCTTTATCGCTACAACCCGGATTCAAATAAATGGGAGGTAAGCAAGCTGTTCCAAACGTGGAATACCGTTGTTACTCCGCCTGTCGGGTTAACGACTGCTGACAGGGTATATGCAGTCTTCAGTGTAAAAGGTAAAGTATTTGTCACAAGTTCTCAAAATGAATCAACGATTGATAGTAGTCTGAATATCATCGGATTGGTATTTCACAATTTCAATGCGCAAGGTTCGACAGATATTGGTTTTGAACAATGTTTCGTCGCACCTTCAGCTGATGGCACAAAATGGGTGGAAGTGGCGAGGTCGAATACGGCATATTGCACACCGTCTTGCATCCTCCCATACGGCACAGTAGTTTTTTACAACGCTTTGAATACAACGGTTCCCTGTATTCAAGTGGACACAAGCGGTGTCGGTTGCGTAATGGTCGACACACTTGGTCAAGAGGCCACAACGAGTGCTGACTTTCTAAACACGGACAGCAGTTTTGCAGGCCCACCGAACTACACGGGGTCTAATTACCCGATTACGGGACTACCTTGTCCTGTTTACCAGAGCATTCAACGGAAGATTTACCGATTCAACTACAAGACGAATGTTTGGGAAGTTCATCTGTCGGGTGTTATGTATCCAGGCATCCCTAAATCAAGTCAGGTGACACCGCTTACTTATTTAGGGGTAAGACCTAACGCTGCAACAACAC